AGATTCGATAAACATATCGGCTTCTCTATCTGTAATAAACTCTTTAGGATAATGTTTGAAATGTTCTCTTTTAACAATGGCTCTTAGTCTCTGTCTGTCTTTACCAGAGATACCATCTTGTTGATATAGCTGTGTCATACTTGTCTAAATCTTTTTACTTTAGCTGATATACCTTTTGGTTGTTTAACAAACTGTTTACCAGCTTTTTTACCCTTCCTCTTGGCTCTTGTTGTTGATGCGTACTCTGACGCTGTTAGACTTTCTATTGCTTTCTTTGGTAGATACCTTTCTCCTGTCTTGGAAGAAGGTTTTCCAGACTTGGTCTGCCACTTCTGTTTTGTCCACGACTTCAGACTTCTTTGCGACTTCGCTAGAGCCATTATGCTTTAGATTTTTTTTTAGCACTAGCACTTAAATCTTTAAAATGAACTACTGGTTTACTACTTGCACTATGTGTTTTACCACTATGCATAGTACCATTAGGCATTTTATGCATTGATCCTTTATGTTCAGTACCATTCTTAAAAAAATGTTTTACACCTTTTCCCATTACTTATAACCTCCACCTTTCTTTTTATACTCTGATGCTAGTAACTGTGCTTTCCTTGCTGACCATTGACCAGCATTACCACCCTTAGTTCCAGACTTTATTCTATTAAACAAACTCTTTCTCATAGTTGGTTTAGTATAGTTACCAGCTTGATTTACTTTACTTTTTTTTTGCATTAACTTTCATCTTCTTACCTGATTTCTTTATTTCTTTCTTTACAGGCTTCTTCTTCATTGGTTTCATTTTCATTCCATACATTATATACTCCTTTCTACTAATTCTACTTTTTCATCTATACTATAATTTAAAGGCTTAGACCTCAACTGAAAGTTTCTCTCTGCCCATATCTCTAATCTATCTATAAGAAATTTATTATGTATGGTCAATTCTTTTACCTCTGCTTTTAAAGCCTTAACTTCTTTTCTTAATTCTGCAAGTTTCTCAATATCACCCATTTTTTTGTTTACCACTTTACCTTGTTTGCCCAAAACGCAGCAGACATCTTTCCTTTTTTTATATTTTTTCCGTGCCTTGCCTTAAATGATTTAGCTCTTTTAGTCATAGTTCTATCTCCTGTTTTACCTTGCTGACCAAAGCGTATAGTCTTAACTTTATCACCTTCTTTAGCAACTACAACATGGGATTTAGTTTTATGTCCAGGCGTACGCTTGGCTACATTAAAGGCTTTAACTCCAGCTCTTTTAAGACGAGGATCAGACATGAACGAACTTTACTAAATAAAAATATTTTTACAACACAATCTTAGACGAGCCTTTTTTAGCTCTGTTGTGTGTATAAGAGGTTTTCCTCTCACAGCTGTGCTGTTTTCTAACCCCCACTCCTCTAATCGAGATCTATCTTGATGGAGAGTTCTCCGCCCACCTGATGAGATACCTTCTCTGGTGCTCTCATCCCTATCCTATCGAGGACATCCTTACTAGCTTCCAAGCGGACGTAATCACTCTTCGCATTGTTCACAAGATGAACCAATTGATTACTTGCTTGGATAGCTCCCATCCCAATCGTACTACTGATCTGTTGCATCATATAGTTTTGTACCTTTGGGAGACGTAGTGTCCTTGAAGCTATAACTCTACCTGATTCTCCCTTTGCATATCCAGCCTTTTGCGAGGCTTCGGTTATGGTACAACCAGTGGTTACGAGGGCATCAACGAGAGCTCTTTGTTTATACGTTAGCTTGTCTTTTGGAGACAACATGGATCGAGGCATAACGCTAGTAGTAAGAATATAAAAGGTTATGTCAACTAAATAATTGTAAACAGATGTGTAGCATATCCTACCCTAAAGGGTGAGGATCAGCTCCAACGATACAAGATCGTGTAATGGGTAAATGCCTCCTTCACGCATATCCAATGCGTTCAGTCGGAGCACCCAGTCGCATATAGTATGCGAGGTGCTATCTCTCTCTCTCGAGCTTCATCATTATATCATAGTAGTACAAGTCCTACAGTTCGCTGAGCTAAAGCTCTGATACGCTCACTTACGCCCAAAGGAGGGTAACTCGCTAACGCTCATAAGACTGACTAGAGACTATGACATAAGGCTGAATCTCATGAAAGGAGATAAACATGATAAGAATAGAAGCATTAATAATACCAACAGTAATTATAATATCAGTCATAGTACTAGGTATTATGATTTATAAAGAGGAGAGGAAAGATGCAAGGCATCATTTAAAAGAAAAGGAGAGTAAAGATGTATAACATAAAATCTTTAGAGGAAGTAATGATAGATGCTATCGAAAGAGCAAGAGTATTACGCAATGATGGCAAACATGAAGAAGCAGAATTAGAACTGCAAAGAGTACCAACTGATATGTCAGTATATGAATTAACAGAGGAAATGGAGATAGTATATGAGTAATTTTACACCAAGACTAGAAGGAACTATTGATGATGTCAAAGCAATCATGGAACAAGCTAACAGCGATTACAAAGCAAAGTATGAAGCTATCATAGACAAGACAAGTCCAGTACTTGTCAAGTATTCAGGTATCAAGTTGTGGCAGTTATGCAACAGTACATTTAAGACTAGAGAGGTATTTGCAAAGTACAATCAGAATATACAAGATAAACTTGCAGATGATTATCTAGGTAGAGTTGATACACATGGTACAGAAATTGCTATCAATCAATACAATGATATGGAATTACAAGCACAGCTTTGGAATGCACTGCATGAGAATGCAGTAGCAGAACACAAAGCACTCAAAGAATTGTACTTAGAACTATATCAAGAGGACTTTACAAAAAGAGTAATGCCTCAGAGGACTGGACAAAAGTCAAATAATAATAGTGCAATGACACCAGAAAACATTGCATGGGCTAAGCAGAAAGCTAAAGAAACAGCCCAACAGAAGTATAAATAAACATTAACAAGCTGGTGCTGGGCAATGCCTGGCATCAGCATTTTTTTTATCGAGCTGGGTTGTGTCCAGCTAATACCGAATGGAGGTAAATATGACAGTACTAACAGTAATTTGTTTAACAATAACAGCTTTAGTAACAATAGGATTTATTATTTTAATAATTAATGGAGGTTAATAATGAAAACAATTAATAGTTCAATGACTGATAAAATATTACGATCAATACTCAAACACCTTGTAACAGGAAAGTTTACAGGAAAAGCAGAGTATATTGGTACTTTTATCTTAATTTATTTAGGATTAGGTGGTGGTTTTATAGCTTTTGCTTTGTTTATTGGTATCAATCCCACACTAATTGTGTCTGTAGTAGGTGCTCCTATATGGATAGGAATAGTATTTCTAACCAATAGACTTACTAAAATAGCTATAGGATTAAAAGATATAGATGATTACAAGCCTAAATCAAAAAAGAAAAAGGAGGTCTAAATGAAAAAACAATATTATTCAAAACCAGTGTATTGCGACAGATGTCAGGGTACTGGAAGAGTACCTTGGGATGATAATGCAAGACCAGACGAGACAGACGAATGTACTGTATGTGAAGGACATGGTGAACATTACTATTACTATTCGCATATAATAGATAAGCTAGAAAACAAATGGAGAGTAGGAGACAGATGAACAAAGAACAAACAGATTCATTTATTAAATGGAGTACTGCTGTAGTAGAATCTATTGAAAAAGTAAATGAAGGATTAAATGATCTTAAAGAGATTGTTTTCAAACACGCAGAAGTAAATTTAGCAAGTAGAGAAGCACTAGCAAAATTAATCATTCAGTTAGGTGAAGAAACAAATGTATTAAGTAAATCAGAAGTAAAGATATTAAAGGAGAAAACATGACATTTACAATACCAAATACTGCAAGTAAAGTATTACGAGCTAGGTTTGATGATGCTTACTTCAAACTAAAAACAGAACTAAAAGACCAAACTCATGTTGAATGGTTGGAGGATATTAAGTTGATATACAACGAAATCATTACAGATGCTATTGAGCAATGTGCTTATGTACAAAACAGTATCAACGACTTACAAGTTCATACTGATGAGATGAATCATTTTATTCAAGGATTTAAGGAGAAATAAATGACAGTACTACCACTAAATCTTGACTATGCAGTCAGGGAAGAAAAGGTTTATAACCAACATGGTCATAGACTTAAAGGATATAAACAGTTAGTTAATCAAAATACTAATGAGTTTATTCATATACACAAAGATAGTTATAAAGTAATTACACATCAAGATGCCTGGAGTAATACTTTCAATTTCATTGATGATAACTTCGATACAGACAATGCCAAGTATACATTCAATGGTTCACCAGATGGATCAGTACTTCATGTCAATGTAAAACTAGAGGACTACAAAGTTCCTTATAAAGATACAGAGATAGGACTACAAGTTAATATGTGGAACAGTTATAATGGAACTAGAAGGTTCTTAATCATGTGTGGCTTCTATCTAATTATTTGTACAAATGGATTAGTATCAGCTATATGGGATGTAAGACTAGGTCATCAACATAAAGGATCAGGTGAGATTAATCTCAGTAAACTAGAATCATATGATGTTGGTGATAAGTTTAAAACAGTATCTAACTACATGGAAAACTGGACTGATTGTCCTATAACATTTGACGAGCTACAATATCATACAGATAATTTATGTTTACAACCCACCATGAAAGATAAAAGTCATGTTAATCAACAACATAAAATGTATATCTTAGATGAGTATGCTAAGAATTATTCACAGAAGTATGGCGATAATAAGTTTTCTGCTTATCAAGCTATGACACATTGGAGTACACATTATCCTAGTGATTCTATAAATACTAGATATGATAGGGAAAGAAAAGTTGCTAACTTCAGTTGGTTCAGCAACGCTGCATAAGTTTAGATGGGAACTGCGATTCTTTCCTTAACCCTCCTAGTAGTTCCCATCACCATAGGAGAAAATAATGACTAAATATTTTGAAGGAGAACATCTAGATGAGATACGATTGGCTAGAGACAATAATATGGTTGAGTTGGTTTATAAGAGACCTGAACATCCTGTTGACATAGCAAGATTTCATGTATCATATTTGTTTCCATTTATTAAAGAACAATTAAAGAAAGATAACTTTCAAGTAAAACAAAAGAGCTGGGGTTATTATAGATTAACACCAGCACAAATCAGAGGAAGATTTATAGATGCTAAATACTATTGGCAAATATATAGAGAAGATGAACAAGAAAGGAAAGACTATGAAGAATCAAGATACTAAAACAAGAATCCATAAAAAATTATGGAAAGGTGAGTATATAGATCTAAGAGATTATGAAATCCAAGATGCTATAAAAAAAAATCTTACCATACAAAATGTATTCAGAGGACAAATTATGAATCTATCTCCATCAAAACTAAAAGAGTACGATCTAACTGTTGGAACAAAACAGATATCAAGGTATAGTGGTAAAGAATATAAGTTAATCAGTATTAGATGGAGACCTAATGAGAATACTGTATAATGATAAAAAGCTTTATCTTTCTTTATCTAGGAGTGAACAAGAATTAATTCATTGTGATTACGAAGATAAATGTACACAACCATTAGAATTACCAATGAGTTATCTGCATGTCTTACATCAGGATATAAGTAATATTATACATACAAGATACAAGGAGTTAGATGAAAAATATAGACCTGAAGCTTATGTTATCGAAGGTCGCAAAAAGACCAACAACTAAACGCAAGACTACATATAACTTAAATGATCCAATGCAAAGAAAACAATGGTGGGTAAATAGAGTAATATACTTGTGTTCCGTTATGTATGATAAAGATACAGCATACGCACTGAAAGAAGGACTACACGCTAATCATCCTAGAGCTAAACAATTAGCTAACAAGATATGGGATGATAAGAAAAGACTAGAAGATATAATTAAAGGGAGGGTAAATGACTACAAAATCAACAAAGAAAATTCTAGACAGAAGCACAGGGATAGGGGGAAGTGATGCCACCTATCTTGTAGAAGGTGATTGGCTAAAACTATATCAAATAAAAAAAGGTGTATGGGAACAAGAAGATTTATCTTTTGTATTACCAGTACAACTAGGCATTCATACTGAATCATTCAACAGGGAATGGTTTATGGCTATGAATGATATGAATGTAGAGGAACAACAAAGTACATTCGTACACAAAGACTATGATTATATCTATGCTAATGTAGATGGCTTTGTATTAAGCAATGAATTTAAACCTATAGGAATCTTTGAAGCTAAACATACTAATGCTTTTATGAAAGAGGATAAGGTTATTGATAAATACTATGCACAGATACAACACTACATGATGGTAACTAAGATGAACCAGGCATGGCTATCAGTTATATTTGGTAACTTAAAGTATAAGTCATATCACATACAGCAAGACAAAGACTTTCAAAAGAGACTATTGATTGCTGAAAAATTATTCTGGGAACACATGGTGTCAGGTAATGAACCAGCAGATCATGTTGACTTTGATGCAATAACAGGAGGAACTAAATGACAGACAATAAAAGATATTGGGATCAACTTAAAAAGACTGATCCTAAATTCACTAAGCGTATCAACAAAGGCTTCGGTGAGATTACTACCATTGATCCACAATGGCAGATAGGTAAGATGACCGAAGTGTTTGGTCCAGTCGGTGTAGGTTGGGGATATAATGTAAAGTATACATACACAGAGCAATTAGTATTTGCTGAAGTATCTGTATGGACAAACTTCAAAGATACTTATGGTCCAGTATGTTCGGTACAAAAACTATGGCGTAAGACTGGTGCACTAGATGATGAAGCACCAAAGAAAGCTATGACAGATGCAATGACTAAAGCATTATCACATCTAGGTATGTCAGCTGATGTATTCTTAGGTATGTTTGACAACAGTAAGTATGTTGAAAAAGTTGCAGAGGAATACAAATCACTTAACAAAAGTAAAGTAACTGAAATGAAAGGCAGTAAATTATGATAAACAAAGTAACACTAGTAGGTAGAGTAGGCGTACAACCTGAAGTAAAAGCTACAACTAATGGCTTAGAGTTTTGTAACTTTAGTCTAGCTACTAACAAGAAGATTAAGAAGAATGAAGAGTGGGAAGATAAAACTACTTGGCACAAAGTAACTACATTTGATCCTAACCTTGTTAAGACATTACAATCTTATGTAAGAAAAGGTTCAATGCTTTATATAGAAGGTGAGATAGATGTATCTGAGTGGACAGATAAAGATGGTAACAAAAGATATAACACATCTATCATGCTACCTAGAGTAACAGGTGTACTAAGAATGTTAGATAGTAAACCTAAGTCTGATACTTCAATACCAAGTATATCACCTTCATCAAATGATGATGGAGCAGACATACCATTTTAAAAGTTCCCTATAGGGAGAGGGCGTTGCTATTAGTGGATTGATCCCCACCAACACAGATATGAAGGTAGCTTTCTGTACGCTCTCAAAGTTTAGAATTGCCTGTTGGTAATTCTTTAGGCTAAGGTAGTGCCGAGGGATATATAAACGTGATCATTGAAATCCGTTTATCCTAAAACTACCTACAAGTTTCCCCTGCGTTATGTAAGGTAGAACCTTCACCTAGCTAGGTTGTTGGGGAATATTAAATGTTCTTATTGTCGGCTAACAATACAGCGTGTAATAATTTGAGCATAAAAGAGTAATGGTTTGTGTGCATTTATGAAAAAAGAATTCCATTATTCTAAACAGTATGGTTGGTGTGTAAGGGCGAAGCAATAAGGTCATCCTGGAAAAGCCATTAAATTATTCCAGGTACACGAATTAACGTGTTATAAACAAAGCCATATAAAAATTTCAAAAAAGGTTGTTGCCGTAATAAAGATATCGCCCTTTTTTGTTTAAGATGATAATAAAGAAAGATGACTATGATAATTAAATCACAACTAGACGAATTGGTAGATACATTGCAAGACTATTGTGTTTACCTAGAACAGTTTGGTTATGATACAGATACTATCTTTGCAGCTTATGCTATCTTAGCAGCTACACTATCAGGCAAAGAAGTCAAACCAAACAAGACCTCAGATGCTATTAAACAACGTATGGCAGAACTTAAAGTAGTTCAGGCTAGAATGTCAGACACAGTTCATTAGCATATTCAACTGCATTAAAATCATAATGTTCCCAGAACCTGTACTCAGGTTTATATTTACCCCATGTCAATTCCGAATGATGTTCAAAACACAAAGGTACTACTAACTTATTAGATCTTTTATGATCTACTTGGCTACCTCTTAGGTGATGTACATTCATAGGTGTTGATGAAGTGCAACCAGGCACACAACATCCTTGTTCAATTATCTTTAAGAAATACTTTTTATCTTTAGAGGTATATTTTGCCATCCCAACTCCCATCTCGTTTCAATAACATTGGCACTAT